ATTCAAGGTTATCTTCGTTATATCCTGAACCTTCAAATGTATTAAGAAATCTGTTTACGTCATTATAAAAATCTCGTATTTTAATATATGGGGTATGATAAGTTCTATCATTCTTTGTTGACTGTTCTTCGATTATATTACCAACAAATAATCTTTCTAATTCTGACATAACATCTCCATATACTTCGTTTTCATAAGCACTGTTATATGAGTTATTGTGAAGTGAGTATAATTCATGTTTTAAATCATTGAGATCATCATTAAGAAGTAATTTCATTGATTCTTCATCTCTAAGTAATTCATTTATATTTTCCGTTGTAATTGTAAATTCACCTGATTCATTTGAAATATTATCAAAAAATTCAGTTTCATAATCATCAATTGATAAAACTTGATTACCGATACGTTCAATTATATAATGTGAAATAACCTCTAAGTTTTCTTTATTTAAAACTTCAATAACGTCACTATATACATCATTAGTTGTGTCCCAATATGGTTCAAATATCTCATCTTCCGCTAAAACTGATTTTGCAACATCACGGGGAGAAGTACTTCTACCATAATCTTTAAAAAATTGAGATAATTCTTCTCGGTCTACTAAACGAAGGTAATAATCCTCACCCCTTAATTCAACGTCTGATAAAAGGTCATCACAAATAAATGCCAAAGTTTCTGTTGGAGTTTTCTCTAACTTATATAAAAGAAATTTATTTGAGGCCCAATCAGGAACTGATCTATATTCTAAATTATCTAAAATACCTAAAGAATCCAAAAAATCCATCTCAGGAAATTCATCCTCCGGTATTTGATTAATATCAATTCTATCTAATAGATTTTTAGCGTTTAAAAATATTAAAAAAGTTGTTATTTTACGATTAAAAATCGGTGACACATATTCCCAATCACCGTTATTAAAATTTTCTATAATTTGTCTTAAGTCCATATCTAATTAATAAATATAAAAAAAGGTGGAAAAAGAATTCTCCACCTCAACAATTAGCTTAACACCTATTACTTATTCTTGTAATATTTCTCAACAATTTTTTTCACAGATTCCTGAACCGTAGCATTTTGTGGTGCTGGTTGAGGTTGTGCTTGTGGTTGAGGTGCCGCTTGTGCTTGATTTTTTTTACATCCGCATCCCATAATCATTTGTTTTTATTAGGTTTATTTACCTATAAATATCTAAAGATTATTATATTTGTAAATAATTGAATATTTATTGTTGTATGTCAAAAGTTGTAAAAATTACGGAAAGTAACTTAATTAAAATAATTAAGAATATTATAAATGAGCAATCTGAAGGTGAAGAAGGTTATTATGACATTACACCTGAACAGTATTATAAATTATTGTCCTCTGTTGGTAACCACGCACACGCGATTCCAAGCCTACCTATGTTTAGAGGAAAAGGAAAACTTAGGGTTGTTGGTAATTTAAATTTGGCCGGCAAACCTATTAAAAGTTTGGGTGAATTGGCAATAAGTGGGCAGTTAGATATTAGGCATACAAATATAAAAAGTTTAGAGGGTGTTGAATATGGTGTTCTTGGAACTTATTATGGTACACCATATGCTGAGGAAATTGAAAGGCGTAGAAAACAAAAAGAAAAGAATTTAGCAGATCAAAGAAGAATAGATGACGTATGGGATTTAATGAATACCGATACTGAGGGTGAAATGGCTCATGCTGTTTTTAATTATATGGTTGGGGAAGGTCAAATTGATGAGTTATCATACGCTGAGGTGGAAGAATTAATTGGGTTAAAAAGAAGATTAAAAGAACTTGAGGATAGAATAGAAGTAGAAACGGATGCTGATGTAGTTGATGAGTTAACCAATGACTATGATGAATTACAATACGATATAGACGAGTTAGAAGGTAAAGATAATGATGTTTATGGATTAGTTCCGGATGGTTCATTTTTTGAAATGAATGAATTTAAATCTATACATGACGACACTAATGGAAACAGATATGCCGTTGGAACAATGGATGAGGCTGATGATTCTCTTGAAAAATATTATGATGATATGGTTGATGATTTAAGTAATTTTGATAAAAATACATTATCTTATCATATTGATGGTGATGACGTTGCCGATTATTTTGAAGACACAATAAGAGAATGGATATATGAAGATCCAAGTAATTACGATGTAAATAGAGATTTATCTAGACAACAAGAATTTGAAATTGAAGAATTAAATTCTGAGAAATTAGTGTTAATTGCCGAAATGTCGTTATTATTTTATGGTATAATAACACCATTAAATTTTATTGTTAATAGAGATAATAATTGGGAATTTACTGATGGTGCGGGAAATAAAGTAAATTATATTAAAAATTCAGATGATACTCAAATAGTATTATTAAACGATACACCAACTCTTAAAAATCCTGTGTATAAGGATGTGGATTGGGACGAGATGAATGATGATATGTCTGTAAGAAAAGAGGAAATTGAAGATAGAATAAATGACATTGATTACGAAATCCAAGACATTAAAGATAATCCAGATGGTGATTTAGATGAGGATGATGTGGAAAGAGAAGTTGAAGAAAAAGTTGATGAAATAAAGGATGATCCTGTTAGATGGTTAGATGATTATGGTATAGAATATGATCGATTCATTAATCTTAGATCTTTAAAAGAAGATTTGGTAAATGATTCTGATTATGGTGTGTTGTCTAGTTATGATGGTACGTATGATGAAATTGAAATAAATGATAACACTTATATTGTTTTTAGAATTGATTAATATCTTTACAGAATAGTAAAATTTTATTATGTTTATGATTAATGGGAAGAAAGAAAAAAATAGAGTTTTTAATGAACACCGAATGGATGTTTGAAAAACCTATTGATCAAGAACACAAGGAATACAAATTATTATCATACTTCCAAAAAATGGGAGAAAAATTAGACAACATGGAACTATATCCAAGTTTCATTGAGTTGTCATTACACCTGGCAAATATCCAAACCTTAATTAAGGACAAGAAAATTATCTACACAGATAAGAAATTTTCAACCATAGATGATGAATTACTTGTTAAAGATCTTAAAATAAAAGAAATACCCGCTTTAGAAAGTGAAGAAATGGGTGAGTTCACAAAAATACTATCATATAGTGCCCCAAGAATGTTAGAATATTTCAACATTGCCAAATCAGTTTGGGAAATAGTTTTTGATAGTATCATATTAAAAGTTAAGAAAAATAAAGATGAGATCTTAACTAAAAAAGGTTACTTTTATTATATTAACCCTAAAGACGAAATGTATTATATGTGGGAATACGATATAAAATCAGTAAATAAGAAATCTCCTGAAAGTAAAACTTTGGTTAATTTAATTTATTCAGATAAGAAAAATAATTTGACTATTACAAAAATTATAAATACATTTAGTCAATGGAACATAGAAAACAAATCAAAACTACCTCTTTTTGAAATGTCTTGTGATGGGGAGTTTCCTATAAATGAAACACTTTTACCATTATTCAAAAGGAAATTGATTAGTTATGTTAACCAAGTACAGATGTTAGAAAACTACAAAAAGAACAAGGAACAATTAAATTCTTAATATGGATAAAAATTTTGACAAATTAATTGAAAAATTAATTAAGGATCTACCAAATGATATGGAGTTAGGTAGAGAAATCAGAAAGGCTTATATTAAAAGCTTAACAGAAAAAAAATCCGAAACCCTTAAATCTAATTTAAATGGGGTTCAATAAAAGAATTTTCACCAAAGAACATATTGTAAGAAACATCAATAATATTAAGAGATATCTAAATGTTGATGCGGCATTTTTAATGGATGATTTCTCAAGAGAGGTCTACAGATTATTCAATGAGGGTAAAACAGAGGAAGAATTAATAAAATATATAAACGAAAATAAATGAAAGTTAAATTAGAATATGTATGGGTTGATGGTTATAATCCTGAACCAAATTTAAGAAGCAAAGTTAAAATCGTAGATTTTGAATCAATTAAAGAACAATTAAGAGAAGATAAAAAAGTCCCAATTTGGAACTTTGATGGTTCATCCACAAATCAGGCGAAAACTGGTAGTTCTGATTGTATATTAAACCCTGTTAGAATCTATACCAAAAAAATGTTTCCGTTAGAAAATTCTACGGTATATGTTTTATGTGAGGTTTTAAATCCTGATGGTACTCCACATAAAACAAATGAGAGATCAAAAATTGCTGAGGAATTTTCTGACTTATGGTTTGGTTTCGAACAAGAATATTTCATTATGAAAGAACCTAATGGACCAATTTTGGGTCATGACAGAAGATCCCTTGAAGGACAAGGTAAATACTACTGTGGGGTTGGATCAAATGTTGTTGGTCGTGATTTTGTGGAACAGCATACTGATATGTGTTTAGATTATGGTATTAATATAACCGGTACAAATGCTGAAGTGGCCTTAGGTCAATGGGAATATCAAGTATTCTCAAAAGGTAAGTTAGAAGGTGGTGACGATTTATGGATGGCTAGATATTTCTTACATAAGGTTTCGGAAAAATATGGTTATGAGATTACTCTACACCCAAAACCATTAAGAATTGGTGAATGGAATGGATCTGGATTACATACAAACTTCTCAACGGATATGATGAGAGATGAGAGTAATGAAAGATATTTTATGTCATTATTTTCGGCTTTTGAAACAAGACACGAAGATCATATTAATGCTTATGGTTCGGACAATCAATTACGTTTAACGGGTAAATTTGAAACTCAATCAATTGATAAATTTAGTTGGGGGGTATCTGATCGTGGGGCATCAATTAGAGTTCCTCAGGATACAGCAAACGAATGGAAGGGATATATTGAAGACCGTAGACCAGGATCAAACGCTGATCCATATAAGATTATTCAAGAGATTGTTAAATCACTTAATTTAACCGAACAAATCTATCATACAAAACATATGATGACCTCATTTGTTGATATGGATGGTCTTAGTGGAAAATATGGTACAATGTCTAATGATGATTTATTAAATGAATATAGAGAGGAGGAATAATGGAAAATGGATGTGTATGTGGTGGAACAGGACCTTGTCAGTGTCCTACACCAAAAGTAGAACAAGTTAATCACCCCCAACATTATGGTGGTGAAAATAATCCTTACGAAGCAATCAAAGTAATCGATGCTTGGGAATTAGGGTTCTCATTGGGGAATACGGTTAAGTATATCTCAAGAGCCGGTAAGAAAGAATCTGATAAAGAGTTGCAGGACCTTAAGAAAGCGTTATGGTACTTGCAACATCACATAGAAACATTAGAGAAAAAATGAAAATAGTTGTAACAGGAGGTGCGGGTTTTATAGGTTCCGCCTTTATAAATCACTTATTAGACAACTTTGAATGTGATGTTCTTTGTGTGGATAAACTAACATATGCTGGAAGTAGAATGAATATTAAACATAATGTATCATTTTTACAAAAAGACATTTGTGATGTAACAAGTGATGAGTTGGGTGAGTTTGATTATATTGTTCATTTTGCTGCGGAATCACACGTTGATAATTCAATTAAAAACGGGTTACCATTTGTGAGAACAAATGTGGAAGGAACTTTTAATTTATTAGAGATATCAAGAAAAAACAAGAACCTAAAAAAGTTTATACACATCTCAACGGACGAAGTGTATGGAGATATGGATGAACATTTCGCTATTAATCATACGGCAACTGAAACAAATGAAATAAAACCAAGTTCGTATTATTCTGCAACTAAAGCAGCATCTGATATGTTAGTAATATCCGCTAATAGAACTTATGGGTTACCTTATTTAATAACAAGAACCTGTAATAATTTTGGGGAACATCAATTTGAGGAAAAATTTCTCCCAACTATTACACGATCAATTAAACAAGGTAAACCAATTCCGATCTACGGTGATGGTAAACAAGTAAGAGAGTGGATGTATGTGTATGATAATGTTAAAGTTATTTGTGATTTAATGTTTGATGGTGAGATTATTAACCGAGTTATGAATATTGGTACTGGTTTCAGAGTAACGAATTTGGATATTATTAAAACAATCGGATCAATACTTAATCAAGATGTACGTATAGAACACGTTGAAGATAGGTTGGGTCACGATAAAAAATATGGGTTAAACTCAAAACAAATGAAATTTTATTATTTAAGTAAAGATAAAACTATTGAGTTTAAAAATCTTTACGATTATTTAGAAGAACATTATGGAAATGAAAAATAAAAAAGGATTAACAAAAGAAATAAATGTGTTGGACGCAATAACAACTCCGGCTGAACTTATCCGTGAAACTCTCATCAATTTTATGTGGGGGTTCCTTGGAAATTCAATTGTAGTTTTTGCGGCGAAAGAACTGGACTTTTTAGTGTTGTTTAACTATATTGTTTATTACATATTAATTTCGTATATTGTTAATAGAAAGAAATATGAAACTATGTTGGGTAAGTTTATTGTTTTACCGGGATCGGCGGCAATAGGGGCATTCACAGGTTATAAATTAGCTCAAGTAATATCTAATATGTTATGATTTGGAATAATAATGATTGGCAAGGACGATCAGAAGAACAAGTGAAAAGAAATTATAAAGTATTTGGATGGTCCATTATTATTGTAATAATATTTGGATTAGTACTTTTTTTATACGATAAAATATAATTAAAATGAAATTAACAGAAGAACAAAAAAATCAGATCCTAAATCAATATGAGGGTTTGAAAAATGATGATCAAACATTAGGTGAGATACACGAAATAATTGTAGATTTTTGTGTGGATGAATATATTGTTGATTTATCTGATGACGAGGACGGAGACCTATTCGAGGAGTTTTCAAATGAAGTGTGGGATTTATTAGAGAGTATAATATAAGAATATGATAGAAACAGGAAAAATAATAAACGGAGATTGTGTAGAGGTAATGAAAACATTACCTGAAGGGTCTGTGGATCTAATTGTAACATCACCACCTTATGGGGTTGGGATTGCTTATGATGTCCATGAAGACGATGTTGAGTTCAATGAGTATGTGGAGTTTGCCAAAAATTGGTTAAGTGAGGCATATAGGTTATTAAAGGATGATGGGCGTATCGCACTTAACATTCCTTATGAAATTAATAGACAGAAGAAAGGTGGAAGAATATTCTTCGTATCTGAGATGTGGCAAATTATGAAAGAGATTGGTTATGAATTTTTTGGGATCGTTGACCTTGAAGAAGATTCGCCACATAGATCTAAAACTACTGCGTGGGGATCATGGATGTCACCATCTAGCCCATACATCTATAACCCAAAAGAGTGTGTAATCTTGGCTTACAAGAAACATCACATTAAGAAAGTTAAGGGTGAACCACAATGGAAGGGAGTCCCAACCGAGATCGAACAAGAAGATGGGACATTAAAGAAAAAAGTTGTGTATGAGGAAACGGATAAGAAAGAATTTATGGAGCTTGTTTTTGGTCAGTGGAATTATTTTGCAGATACAAAATCACTCACCAAGGCGACCTTCTCCATGGACATACCAACCAAAGCGATTAAGATATTATCCTACAAAAACGATGTAGTGTTAGATCCATTTGCAGGATCAGGCACAACATTAGTTGCTGCGGAGATATTAGACCGTAGATGGTTAGGTATTGAATTAAGTTCTAATTACGCTAAAATTGCTTTGGAAAGAGTTAGTGTTTTTGCGGATCAAAAATCACTCTTTAATCAAAATTGAATCACCTTCAGTGATATCATACTTGATACAATCACCACCATTGATCTCTAAGATCATATCACCAACACCTTCATATCGGGGACAATTTGAATCATCTTGTTCCCGACAAGGAGGACAGTCACTGTAAATTCTTTGAATTTTACCGTCTGATATAAAAAGGATGTCCAAAGAGATTAGACAATCCTTCATCCAAAAGGAATGAACGCCTTCGACCATTATGAATAACATACCATTAAAATTATCATCAAATTTTTTACCTTGCATTCCTTCTTGAATATCTTTATCTGTTATTGCAGATTTGACATTAAAAAGATTATTGTTTATTATTATTTCCATATTTATAAATATAGAACGCATGAAGAAAAATAAAAGATTTTCAGGTATATTGGTTAAATGTAATGATAAGGTATTGTTATGTAAGAGAAGTAGCAACAATACTTTACCTGGTGTTTGGTCAATACCTGGTGGTGGGATTGAAGAGGGTGAAAGTCCTGAGGAAGCTGCTCGTAGAGAGTTTTATGAGGAAACAAATCTTAAAGTTGATGGTAATTTAGATTTAGTTGGATTTATTGATCGTTATAATAAAGATGGAACTTACTTAAAAGGGTTCATGTATGTGTATTCACTTGAGGTTGATGAAGAAATTTATCCTGATTTAGAAAACGCCGCTGATGGTGGAGAACATAGTGAATGTGGATATTTTGGAGTTAATGAAATACCTATGGATAAAAAAAATGACGAATTTTATAAAATTATTGTAAAAAATTTAAAATAAAATTGGTTTTTGGTAAAGAATGATATATTTATATCATACAAAAACAACCAAAATCCCCCTTCTCAGTTATTTAATGGTTAATCAAAAAAAGTAATCCCATGATTTTTTTAAAAAAAAATTGTGGGATTTTTTATTTTATGTTTGGCAGTTTAAAAAAAAGCATTACCTTTGTTGTGTAATTAAAAACATAAACAATTATGACAACTACAAAAACCAACACAATTATCACAGTTAATGAAGGAACAATGGCCGGAGACGTGTTCTACGGATCATTCAGTACAATCGTTAAAAATAAAACACATAAGGTGTTAGTTACTAATCATCTTAAAGATGAGAACCAAGAATACGAATTCCGTATCGCAGGAAAATGTAGAGCAGGTTTCATTAATATCCACGACACTAAAGGAACTGCTGGTCAGATCATACGTGGATATCAAAAAAACTCATTGGTTAACATCCAAGTGAAAAATGAGTTTGGTCATTGGATGAACGTTTATACTACTAAAGGTGGTAAGTGGTTTTCAATAGACAAAGGATTCTTGGAGACACTAACTGTTGGGACTATGAGAGAATCATTTCCTGATATGTGTGATATGAATATTTGGACCAGAATGGGAGCAAAAACTTGGGCAGATAAATCGTTCACTCAAAATTAAATTATAATGGTCCCCCTTAATTGGGGGACTATTTAAAAAATTATTATTATATTTGTATAAAATTACAGGATATGTCAAAACCAACAATTACAGGATACACACTAAAAGTCATTAATGAGAGTATGGGTGTGTTGATTAATGAGACCTTTATGGATCAGATTCAATTTAAGATCTTCTTGAAGGCAATTCATGGATCTATTGAATTGGGTCATGATTTGAGTTTTTATAATGGGGATACATTCTTGGTTCACATTCCGAATAAAATTTTACTTAACTCGGTAATTATTAGTAATGTGGATGAGATCTCAATGACCGATCAAGTTAAGAGTAGAATTGAAGCATTGGTAACAAAATAAGATATGAAAAGAATATTGTTTTTTTTAGTGTTAATGGTGGGTTTGATTTCTTGTGAGAAACAAGTAATTGAACCCGGAACCATTGAACCACCGGTAATCACTAACCCAACACCACAGGATAGTTCGTATTCGTTGGTGGGTCAAACTTGGATAATTACGAGATACAGAATCGGAGAGATGGGATTACCTGTGGACATGAACCCTGTTGATACGATTAAGTTCATTACAAAAAGTAAGTACACTTACAATTCAATGGATCCTCAAAACTATAGTTTTTATTCTGTTGGTACTGTATATTCTTTGACGTTGAATTATACGGTATTTGGTTACTTAGCTGGTACGGTCAATAAAGTTAATTTAGAAATGGGAGTTATTATTGGTGGTAAGTTCAGTGATAATTCAATAGGTGTTAACAACCCTCCAAGTTATTATCTTTGGATGGAAAAAATATAAACATGGGAACAAATTTTTATAGAATACCAAAATCATCTGATATTGTTATTAGACATCAAAAATTATATGAAAAAGTGTCTAAATTAGATTTATGGGATGTGTCAAAAATTAAATGTAACTTTTCTGAACCAAAAGAAAGTGGGTTTGAATTCCAAAGTGTTTGGGATGAATTCATTGAAGATATGAATGTTCACTTGGGTAAACGAAGTATGGGATGGAAGTTTTGTTGGAACTTTCATAAAAATAAACACTACTCAAATAAAGAAGAATTATTATCTTTTATTCGTTCAGGTAGAGTTATTGATGAATATGGTGATCTACAGGATACTGAAGAATTCATTGAAATGGCATTGACTTGGTGTGAGGATGGTTTTGATAGTCATACATACTATGATGAAAATCCGTCTTATTCCTCATCTTGGATTAGTAATGAAAAATATCACGATACATACGTTGATGGGTTAAGAATATCAAGTAGTGTTGATTTCAGTTAGTTTCCTTGTAACTTAAAAACAAGGTGGTGGAGTCGGACAATTCGTTGTCGACCTAAAGGGAGGAGAAATCTTCCCTTTTTTTATTTAAATCCTCTAAAAATGATTTTATTTTTGCTTTTGCTTTAAATAAATTGGATTTTGATGTCCCATCGCTAATACCTAATTCGTCCGCAATTTCTAGGTGAGACATATTGTCAAAATAATATAATTCAAAAACTTTTCTATAACTTGGTGGTAAAGTTTCCATGGCGTTTTTAATATCCGATGAAGAATACAAAGGTTCTTCAGGGGAATCATCTAAAACATCTAGAATTTCAAAATCAACATCTTTCATTTTTGGACTTTTTTTGTTTTTTCTAAGTTCGTCAATTATGGTATTTTTTATTATTCGTTTTACCCAACCTTCAATACTACCGGTATTTTTCCATAAGTCCATTTTTTGGTAAACTTTAATAAAACCTAATTGACAATATTCATCAGCTTTATCTCTATCTCCGTTAGCGTAACTTAAACAAATCTGATTAAGCATTTTGGGGTACAAAGATTTATAAAGTGAATCAAAATCAAATCCTTCATTAATTATCGTATTATATTGAGATTCCGTAATAATAATTTTCATATCTATAAATAGTTGTTTACTGAAAAAAAATTTTCTATATTTGCAGTATGGAAAAAATATTATACATAGTTCGAGGAATTCCCGGTAGTGGAAAATCAACATTTGCAAAATCATTGGGTGGAGCTCATTTTGAAACTGATATGTTTTATATGGTTGATGGTGAGTATAAATTTGATGGGTCAAAAATAAAGGAAGCACATCAATGGTGTCAGAATAGTGTTCACAATGCAATGATATTGAATCACACTGCGAATTTAAATCAGGTGATTGTTGTATCAAACACGTTTACCCAAGAATGGGAGATGAAACCATATTTTGAAATGGCGGATCGTTACGATTACAAAGTATTCTCAATTGTTGTTGAGAATAGACACGGAGGAGTTAACGAACATAATGTTCCTGAAGAAGTATTAACTAAAATGCGTGAGCGTTTTGAAGTAAATTTATAGTTATGTCAAGATTAGATAAATTAAAAGAACAACATCCAGAATTAAACATCACGGTTATTGATCTTATCCGTATGATTGACCCAACCGATACGTATAAGTATTGTGACTTTTTAATTAAAAAATTAAAACTTTGGTATTCGACAACGGATATCCAATATGGTTTAGGGGTTGATTTATTTGGTGATGAGAATGTGAAAACTTTAAATGAGTTTGAGAAACATTGCAACGCAAAACGAATTGAAAAAAATGACATTAGTTCTCACGATGATTTCAAATCTTTGGAGATTGAAGTTAAAAAGGCTGAAGAGATAGTAAGATTAAAAGAATTGGAGAAACAAACCAAAAAATTATTTGATAGTAATGAATGGTTGGTTTTAATACCATTAAGTTATGAGGCCGCGAAATTATATGGCACAAATACAAAATGGTGTGTAACTCAGGAAAGATATTGGGATGATTATATTGATAACTACAAAATTATTTATGTAATTAACAGAAGTACCAATGATAAGTATGCGATATCAAGAGATAAAACTGATGACAAAGATCTTAAGGCTTGGTTGGCGGATGATACGGAAACAAGTCCACTATTATTATCATTACCTCAAGAGATATGGTCGGTTGTTATTCCTGAATTACAAAAAGAAGAATCTATTACGGATTTAAATGGTGGTAAATCATCTAACGTTGTTATTGATAATCACACTGTTGATATGCTAAGTACAATGCGTAGAATAGTTAGTGGTTATAGTTCTGGATCCAATGCGTATCTTTCAACATATGGTGATTTTACTGATTACCTTAAACAATATATGATTACGGATGGTGATGAACTACCTTAAAATAAAAAAATATGAAATTTGATAAAATATTAACAACAGGTAGAGTGTGGATCACATCGGATCCGCACTACAACCACAAAAACATTTGTAGAGGTGTGACAGAATGGAGAACACCTGATGGGAAAGTACCGGATTGGAGTACCAGAAACTTCCACACATTAGAATTGATGAATAACACATTGGTTGATAACATTAATTCAAAGGTTGGACAAAATGATACCTTAATTATGTTAGGTGACATTGCCTTTGGTGGATTTGAAAATATCAAAATTTTCTTGGACCGATTGATATGTAAAAATATCCATTTGGTTCTTGGAAATCACGATCACCACATTAGAAATAATAGAGGTGGGATCCAAGATATGTTCCTGTCGGTACAAGATTACTTACAGGTTCGTATTGATGGTGCTGATTTCGTAATGACTCACTACCCATTTGAAAGTTGGAATGGTCTTAACAAAGGTGTTATTCACCTTCACGGACACGTTCATTTACCGGTAGGTAAAAAGTGGGGTAAAGGTAAAAGATTGGATGTTGGTGTTGATGGTAATAATCTTCACCCATACAGTATAACTGAAATCGTACATATGATGGATAAACGAGAGATCGTCTCTGAAATGGAGGGTGACCACCATTTAGATGATATTGTTGGAGTTGTGGGTTAAATTACAACTCCAATATATTTATTAATATGAAAAATATAATTATAACCGAAAATCATTTGAGATACATTACAGAGGCATTAGGGGTTCCTGATAACATACTTGGTGCTGCTGAAGAATTATTTGATATTGTTGCTCAAAACATTAAAAGTATTAATTATAAAAGTGATGAATATAACTTTGATGGTAATATAGATATTGAGTTAGGGTATAATAAAAAAATAGTTATTGATCATTACGAAATATTGGTTCAAGTAAAAGAATTTGATGAATACGATGGTAAACCTGAGATTATGTCAATGGGTATGGGTCAAACATTTAAGTTTGATAGGGACCTAATGATGAAAAAAACAAAACAATCATCAAATGCATCTTTTACAATAACTTTTGCGGTACCCACAGAATGGGAACCTAATCAATTATACGATACTTTAATGGGTGATAAGAATGAGCATTTAGCATCCATTGCTCATGAGTTAAAACATAAGTATGATAAGCAGGCCAAACGAATTGATTTAATAGGTAGAGATGTTAAATACACTGCGAACCAAAAGATCTCAACGTTTGCTATTCCGGTAATAGATCAAAAGTTTTTTAGATATTTATATTACATTTCTATTGCAGAAAATTTAGTTAGACCTACTGAGGTTGCTTCCAAACTTAAAAGTGAAAATATAACGAAATCTCAATTCAGGGAATTTTTAGAAAATAACAGGGTATATAAAGAATTAATTCAAATAAAGAATTTTACATATGAAGATTTAATTAATGAGATGTACCAAAGTATGGATAGAGTTGATGCTTTATTTGATCATATTGGTATGGATACAACCCAAATGACTGACCAAGAAAAAGTTGAAAAAGTTTTGGAATTAGTTTATATTAATCTTGCAAACATTAAAGTAGAAACATTTGATGATATGGTTAGTAATACTGAAGATATGTTAAAGGGTTTCTTAAAACAAATGATGGGTAGTGTTCCTTCTTTCTTAGATGATGATAGCGATAATAAAATGGAACAACTAAGAAAAAAATTCATAAGTGGTGTTATCAAATACGAAAAAAATCCATTAAAGTTCTTCCAAGTGGAATGTGAAAAATTTAATTATATTGCCACAAAAATGTTAAAGAAAATCGGTAAACTATATGCGATGGCAAAAGATGATGAGCCGGTTAACGAATCCATTATTAATTGGGATCTACATCAGCAACTGATGGAAAAAAAATATGGAAAAAAACCAATCCGAACTTCCTACAATTTTAAAAAATAATTTGTTTTATTAAAAATAATTATTTACCTTTGTCCTTATATGAGAAAACCGTGTAAGGAATGTCCACATTTTATTCGTAATCGTCATAATGATATGATTGTTGGTTTTGCCGAAAAAACTGGTAAAAAACACAATTGTCATATGACTGAAGGTAAAAAAGATTTGTGGAATGTCACGGACAAAAAATTAGAATGTTATGGATCAAAGAGAGATAATTTACGGAGTGTGTGATAAGACAGGGTCTTGCGATTCATATTTTGGATTCTTCAAAACCAAAGAAGATGCCGAACACGAAGTATCGGTACAATCAAACCGTTTAAAAGAAGACTTGGGTATGATGGATATTGATATTCAAAAGGACCGAGCATTGTTCAATGGCAAACTAGTTGTAGTAATTCATTCATATGTGTTAAGATGAAAATAATAGAAACTAAATTTGGGACCTATATGGAAAGAGAAAATGATCCTACAAAATTGACTGGTGATAAGATCAAGGTATTTGTGGAAAGATTGAAAAAAATTGGAATTGAGGTTAAACTTGTTGGGAATTACCCTTGGGTTTATATTGATGAAATCTGTGGTATCAGAGTAAAAGAAAGGTTTGAGGGTAATCACGGATTTACCTTGATATTTCTACCTGTTAGAAACGATAGTCCACCATCAGAGTTTACGGACATCACAGAGATCTTCAAACTTATACGAAAGTATAGTAGAGAAGCGTTATTAATTCAGATGATGAGGGATTCTGAAAAAGATGGATTGTATAATATTGATTAAAAATTAAAATATTATGGAAAAAGCAAGAATTTATTTAGATGATGTTAGAACTCCTGTGAGTCCTAATAATGAGAGGGTTGAAGGAATCCCTGAATGGACAGTAGTTCGTTCTTATGAAGAGTTTGTGAGTAAGGTAACTGAGATTGGTTTAGAAAATATTGAACTAATTTCTTTGGACCACGACTTAGGTGATAGTGCAATGAAAGAATGGTTGCATGGTGTTGTAAAAAACTATGAAATCAAC